TTCCTAAAGCTGATGCACGTATCGCTATGGACGCGCCTGAGTGGTCCTTTGCGGGTCTACCTTTGTTGGCATCTACTATTGTATGGAAAGAAATGGATCGCGAGTTTCCAGTCTGGTGGGATGCTGAGAAGGTTCTTAAAAAGCACGTTAATGAATTGCTATCCCGCGGTAGAGCCAAACAAGCTGAAAAGTCTAATAAGCCAGAAGAAGCTGGTCTAGTAAAGAAAACAATTCAAGAAATTATTCAAGAACGTACTTCTGATTTTATCGCTGGTATTGATAATATCGTAGATAGTTGGGAAACTGCCGGCGACTATTCAGTCTATGATGAATTAAAGAAAATCGACGCACCATACAATATGGCTAAGACTGCTTTCGCATATTATACACCCCAGATGAATGAAATCAATGAGCTTGTCAATGATAAGCCTGAAGATCTTCTTGAGGCATATTCAAACTGGTCAACATCACGTCGTAAAAAATATCTAAAATTTCTCACCGAACTCTGCGCTGAGATCGAAAAGTATATGGCTTCAAAAAAAGCATTACGCGCTACTCGTAAGCCTAAAGTTAAAACTGCAGACAAACAAGTTGAGAAGCTCAAGTTTTTAAAAGAGTCAAAAGAATATAAGCTTACATCTATTACACCTACGTCTATTATTGGCGCTATGCGAATCTATACATTTAATGTAAAGTATAGAGAAATAACTGAGTATGTTTGTGAGAAGGCAATTGGCTTTGAAGTCAAAGGTACTACTATTGTCGGTCTAGATGCTGACCTATGCCGAAGCACACGTCTTCGCAAGCCTGATGAATTTATTCCAGCAATCTTGAGTAAGTCATCAACTCAAATTAATAAAGATTGGTCAAAGCTTACAACTAAGACAACAAAAAATGTTAACGGACGTATCAATAAAGATGTCATCATATTAAGAGCTTTGGCTAAGTAGAAAGGAACAAAATGACCGAGGAAATACAATTCATGAATCGCGCTAAATTTAGCAAGCTTATAGAGTCACAGGTAATTGATAAAAAATTATCGTATATGGATGCTGTAATTGAAACATGTGACATGACAAATATCGATCCGCAGGACGTTAAAAAGTTTATATCAAAGGTAATCAAAGAAAAAATCGAAGCAGAAGCAATGAGTCTTAATTATTTACCGAAACAAAACGAATTGTTATTTGAATGATACGTTGGTACGATTATATAGCAGTGGCTTTTATGGCAATGTTTATGTTTCCAGGCGCGATGATGATATTACCTCCAATGATTAATTTAAATGCTATTATACCTCTCTGTGCTTCTTGGTATGTGTGGATAATGTACTGTGATAAAAGGCAGAGTATGGAAAATGACAGATAACGAAATACAAGAATTTATTAAAATGTTTAAAGGAGTACTACCAGACCCAGACAACTACCCGGCATCTTTCGATTATTACTATCAACTATATAAACATATAAAACAAACTAAGGAAAATAAAAATGCTTGAACTTATTCTGATTTTAGGTCTCTTCACAAACGATAACGCAGAGTTTTTTGAGGCGGACGAAGTTAATGCAGCGGCCGGTTTGAAGTGGGAATATGTTGGTTCTCAACCTGTTCCTGAAGGCCATGTTGCAATTGCATCAATTAATCCAGACACTGGTAAAGAAACTATTATGTTTATCAGGAAATAATGATATATAGTGATGTACAAAGCGTACAATACATTGTATAATAATTCAGTAATATAAAAAATACTTCAGCAAATATAAGGAATATAATATGTCTTTTGCAAATCTTAAACGTGACCGCGGTCAAATCAGTAAACTCGTCGCAGCAGCCGAAGCTGTTGGTGGAGGGGCTTCTTCAAATAAATATACAGATGATCGTATGTGGAAGCCTACTGTTGATAAACAGAATAACGGTTATGCCGTTATTCGCTTTCTTCCAGCTACCGAAGGTGCCGAACTTCCATGGGTTCGTTATTGGGATCATGGTTTTAAAGGTCCTACCGGTAAATGGTATATTGAAAAATCGCTTACATCTATTGGTCAAGATGATCCAGTTGGAGAGCTTAATAGTAAGCTATGGAATACTGGATTAGAAGCTGATAAAGAAACAGCTCGCCGACAAAAACGTCGTCTACATCATGTGTCAAATATCCTAGTTGTATCTGATCCAGGTAATCCTGCCAATGAAGGTAAGGTATTTCTCTATCAATACGGTAAGAAAATCTTTGACAAATTAATGGATGCTATGCAGCCAGAATTTGCAGATGAAGAACCAATCAATCCATTTGATTTTTGGACTGGTGCTAACTTCAAACTAAAAATTCGGGATGTTGAAGGTTATCGCAACTACGATAAATCAGAATTTGCTTCTCAAGAAGTACTTTCTGAAGATGATGCAAAACTTGAAGGTCTTTACAACTCTATGCACGATTTAAATGCATACACAAAAGATGGCTTTAAGTCCTATGCCGAACTAAAGACCAAGCTAATGAGTGTACTAGGTGAGGCAGCAGTTGCCGGTGCGCCTACCATGGCTCAGGAGCGTAGTCTAGGTGAAGAACGACCAGCGCCTGCTATTAAAGCAGTGCCTGAACCTGCAATGAGTGCGGTGTCAAGTTCGGATGATGAAGATGATATTATGTCCCATTTTGCTAATTTAGTCAATGATTAAATAGCTAAATATAACTGAGAAATGCCGGCTTTATGCCGGCATTTTTTTTATTAAAACACGGAAAGATGTTGCCTATTTGGTGGGCCCCATCCTTCAAATCTAGGGTCCATTTTGGCAAAAGAAGATCCAGCCGGAGCATGTCCGCCAACTACTGCTGAGGAGGTTGAAGTTGTGCTATTGTCAATGTTTCCAATTACTACACCCTGTGTGTTATGAAACTTGCTAGCTTCCATTGCAGTGAAAGCGGCTTTTAATTCCTCAGCACGTCTTTGATCAGAAGGCATAAGTTTTTTTGTAACTGCAGTACCGGTGGATGCATTAAACAATGCAATCGCAGCTCCCTTGAGAGTTCGATCTTCTGCATTAGTGCCAAGTGTCGCAACAAGACCTGTCTCTACTGCCAGCGCGACAGTTTTTGCGACTTGTGCTTCAAAGCTTACAGCTGCTGGAATTCCGAAAGCTTCTTTTCTATAAGCCGCATCCATATCGAAGCCCACAGCAATTTTTGGTTTTAAACCTAATGTTTCTAATATCGTATCTCCGGCGGGCATGCCAGAGATCGAACTTATGACATTGCTCTTTATATCTGCAACTGACGGAATAAAGTCAAATATCATATCGATCAGTCCTTGTAGTTTTTCAACAACCGATTCAACAATTCCACTCATCATTTGTTTACCTTCAGTAACAATATCGGAAATCATATTAGGAATAAGGCTAGTAAATATATTTTTTATCCCAGACCATACACCACCATTTGGCTGCGGATCTCCGTCAGCACCTTCTGTTTTAGCAAATAGGTCTGTAAACGAAGTTACCATTGCTGTTATCTTTGCGGGAATTGCGACTGTAAATACTTCTTTTAAATCTTTGAACATTCCTTCAGGAATTATACCCATTATTTGATCTTTAAAGTGTTCAGCAATCGCAATTATTTTATTAGGAAGTCTAACAGTAAATCCTTCAATCATATCATTCCATAGAAACTTAATTCTTGTAACAGTTCCTCCAGCAGTGTCAGGTGACATAGGATCATCAGTCGTGCCAAAGCCAAATAACTTTCCAATGCTTGTTAGAAAATTAGTAAGTGGAGTTAGTATAAAGTTATCAATAAAGCTGCCTTCACCCCAGACAGTTTTTGCAAAAGCCTCCCAGGTTTCTTTTGGGTTAGTGAATATACTTTTTATAAAAGTTACAGCACCTGAAATCATATTAAATGGAGCCATTAACACACTTTTAAATAATTTTTCAAAAGAAAATTTCTCAGCCCATTTGCCAATTTTACCGGTCATGGATCCCTCATCCCATTGACCATCATCGCCTACACCCCAAGGCATTAGTTTTCTAAGAATCCATAATATTCCATTTTTAACTAAATCAAATGGAGCGCCGAAGAAATTAGATAATGTAGTAGAAAGACCTTCGCTAAAAGCCTTCATCACACCTTCGCCGCTTGCCATCTCATCTTGAAATTTCTTAATACCTGCCCATGCCGACATAAGAACACCGAGTGGCCATAATATTTTTTTAAACACTCCTGCAAAAAATTTACCAGCTCCAGAATTTAATAAACCTTTTCCAGCATTTCCGAAAGATGCTAATAGTTTACCCGCCGATCCTGATAACGCATTAGTAACAGCAGCACCTGCAGCTTTAATAGGTGCCATTATTTTGGCAAAACCTTGTGTTATTTTGTGAAATATAGAAACTCCTTTGTTTGCTCCAAATCTTCCGTCAGCACCACGAGTTTGAATCGTCTCCCCGTCTACGCCTAATCCTACCATAGAATAATATCGACCTTTTAAGTTCGACATAAACGAGCTCATTCTGTTTGAAATCTGTGTAGTAAGAGGAGTTTTTAATTGATTCCCGCCTGGCATTCTTGGTCCAGTATTACCGGCTGACATTCCTCCACCTTTCATATCGACATCAAAACCAAATAACTTTAATGCGCTATTTCTTAACATGGCCATTCTATCACCAAAAAACGCAGAAAATGTAGTATAACCTGATGGTACTATTTTACCAACAAGTTTATCAGCAAAAGTTAAAGGAATAATCGAACGTAAAGCTTTTCCTATTTTATCAGCATTTGTTATAGCTAATTTTTCCCACCCACGGAGGCCAGCAAGGGCAGTACCTAATGCTGCCAATCCAGCAGTAAACGCGAGTACTCCTTTAATTCCAGGAATATTTGGTAAGTTAAGTCCGGATGTAGCAGGGCTACCGGAGCCAGATGTCGGTCTACGAGGAGCATTAGATACTTGTTTTGCTTCTCTCTCTGCTTCTATACGTCTTCGTTCTGCTTCTCCAGCTTGATCTTTCATCCAATCGATATATTGAGTAAATCTAACATTTAATTCCTCAAGCGAATGACTCTGCTTCGCTTGAGATCTAATATCCTGAGCGTTATAAGCAGACATGTGACTTGCTAAATCATTGAGGTCTTTTATTTGGGCCATCGTCTATTCCTACTGCTTTTGCTGTCGCTCTTTGTGTCTTCGCTCTTCTTCTTTCATATGGTCAATCAACATCATTAAATATATTTCTCTCTCCCAGGGTATCATATTCTCAAGTTCAGTAAGTGCATAATTATGATCCTGCATCATTCTAAAATTACTCTGATAGTAATGTAAGAGATTTTCATGGGAGAGACATATTAAAAAAAATCAGCCATTCCTTCTAGTTTCTTTTTATTGACATGACCGCATTCTGAACAGTCAAACTCAACATCTTTCATAACAGTTGGCATTTTATCCGTATAATTTTTAATCTTTTCAAATTGTACAGTGTCTAAAGATTCAATGAAATTAGTAATTGCTTTTGAATCTTCGTCTTTAACAATAATTCTATCATCTGCTGTGTTAACGTATTTGATGCAATTGCCTAACATACGAATTGACATGTCAGAAGGCGACATATCAGACATCGTTGGATCATTTAAACTATTAAAACTTGGCCATTGCATTTCTAAAGATATGTCGTCAGTCAATTCAACAATGTTGCTAATTTCTGGAAGGTCGGGTTTCGTATCAATTAAATTAATAGTCAATTCATTTGATGTTTCGCACTCTTCACATGCCACACCGATTTTAGCTGTTTCGCCTACAGACTTAGATCTGATAATAATAAACATATACTCAATATCAAAAACTGCTAAATCATTCCATTTGATATCAGCTTCTGGGTCAATACATGCTTTAATTGTATCAACAATTGCTCCAAACATTTGTTGAGAATCTTGTGATTCAAGCGCTATCATTAAAACTTTTTCTTCCCTTACTAAGTATGGTCTAAATTTTATAATTTGACCTGTAGTAGGAATACTCATTTCATATTTTGGTTTATCATTTAGTACTGGTAGTGCCATTATATTACCTCATTGTTTAAAATTATATTATTCATTTAACCTGGATCTTTCCATGGTTTCTTTTGACCATTAGATCTACTAGTTTTTAAAGATCCCCTTAAATCTGGATTAATCCATTCGCCTTTATTTACTGCTGTTAACATTGGATTTGTGTTAACTATTTTTCTTTTGGATCTTTGGTTTACATAAGTCTTTTCACTTCTCCAGTTTGTGTAAGTCATACTAACTGTAATTTCAACTGTTCCATTATTATCATTTGCTAAATCTATTTGCGCCAGCGCAATTGGGAAAGCATCCTCTAAAAGGACGCTATATACTACATTTCCATTAGAATCTAATTGATGAATGACTACATCTTTTGCATAACCTCCGAACCGACCTTTTTTGAACTTTATTTCATTAGTATCTAAATCAATTTGTCTATCCATCCATACTTCAAAATAGTCTCGAATTTTATAATCATTTGTTTCATAGAATGAAAAATTGACATCTTGAACACTATATCCATATGCAACTTTTTCTGATTTCATTCCGATTCTTCGATCGTTAGTTAGTATGCTTCTCATTGGTAAGGTGCAAGATTTACACAATAAATTAATATCACCAGTAGGATGCATTCGAGCGTGGTCGCCGGCTTGCTGTACCATGTCACCCGGAGGTACGTCGGCGCCAACTTGTGTAACTATTGCATCTGGGCCAAGAGCAGGCAATTCAACTGCAAACTTATTAGGTCTTGCAAGACCTTGTGCCATCATGCTTTTAAATCTTTCAACTCCTAAGTCAACTTGTTTCATAGCATCCCTCTTGAGTTTTTATACACTTCTTTGCCGGAGGCTTTGTTCCAAGACGCAGTTGGAAGAAATGTAGCTATCTCCCACTCAGGTGCGTGTACTTTTGCTAATCGACTTTTTAAATGTTTTTTAAGATAGTGTTTAATAGTAGGTTTGTAGTACTTCATATTGCTTGCTGCTTTTACAGTAGAATAAGTGACGTTGAAATCATCTTCTGATGCCGTTGTCATTAATGCATCTAAAAATTTAGCTCTAAGAGTTGGAGGTAAATAATGTAGATTCATTCCTAAAAAACCTCCCTTTGCTTTACCGATAATAATCACAAGCGGAAAAGAATCATAAAACGGTAGTGTGTCTTTATGTTTAGGATCATAGAAAAACATACACATTTTACCAATATCAGTATTATTATTAAGTGTTAACTCTTCCTCTTGCATTAACTCACCTTGATTAATTCTACGAAATTCTTTTCCTCGCATAGTACTTATTTTTTTACGGAACCATTCGCGCGACTCTTTGGTGCGAGGAGTAATCCCTGCACGAAAAGCTTCTAATTCTAGTTTTTTAAATATCTCTGTCATGACTCTATTTATACTTTTTTCTTAGGTTTCTTCATTGGAGGTAGTGGTTTTAAACTTTTGCCTTTTGGCCTTATTCCCATTTTATCAAGAGTATTTTCGGTCCATATTTGAAATTCCCAATTACGATCAGTTGCGTAGTTTTTTGCAGCTTTCCATTTATTCATATTCTTTACATAAGTCAATCCTTCAGTAATATAACGTTTTGTTTTTTTACCTGGATTTTTCGGAGGTCGTGTTTCTTTATCTGGTTTAATCTCAACCAACACAGTTTTTTTATTCTTAAATGTAATTTTAAGATCAACAAAATACCTATGATATTTTCGGTCAACTTCATACAAATATGGCACCACGACTTCTTCACTTGACCATGATTCAACATCGCTTTGCTCGTCGCACCATTTAAAACAATGTCTTTCCCACATCGATCTATACACTATTTTAGTGTAGTCTCCTCTATATTTCTTTGGATTTTTAGGTTTGTATTTACCAGAATATGTTTTCATGTTTTCCCATATAAATATAACTAACAGAATTTAACTATATTTATTAGGAAAACATATGACATTAGAGGCGAATGCTACCACCACCGCTAATTTTCAACAAGCAGCAAAGCAGCAGTTGCAATTTCCTAGAGAAAACGTGACTGACTTCAAAGCGTATATAAGATTTCAGCCCATTATGACTACTCCACCAGCTTTAGGTGAAAATAGTAGAATAGGAGATCTGATATTGCGTACCATAGATAATGTTGTCACCGGCAACACGGGGGCCATTGGCACGGACAACGCAGCGCTTAATGCCCCTGACGGAAATGGCAATCACCTTGAAAAATCTAAAAGAAATCCGTCTAAACAAAGATGTGTTTTATATATGCCGTCTTCTTTTAATATGCAAGATGGTGTTTCTTATTCAACCCCGGCGTTAGGTATATTAGGGCAGTCAATGAAGGAAGGAATTGAAGGCGGTAGTGGCATTATAGATGGTGGTTTGTCAGCTGCTACAGATGGTTTAAAAAATCTAATTGCCGGAGTAACTGGTGGGATGGGTCAAGATGCTGCAAGACTCGCTGCAGCTAGACTTACACAGTCATTAACTCAAAATAGTTTTGCGGATGGAGCAGTACGAAGTGCGTTAAAAACGTCAGCACATCCAAATATTGCATTATTGTTTGACAAACCAGAATTACGAACATTTAGATTTCAATTTAAAATGCAGCCGACTACTGAAGAAGAAGCAATAGAAATAGAGAAGATCGTCAAATTTTTTAGAACTGAATTGTATCCTGAGTCATTTGGCATATCTGGCTCGAATACTAGTAATGGAGAGACGTCGGAATATGAAGTTAAAGCTGGGTATAAATTTCCAAATGAAATCCAAATTTCATTACATTATGATCTAGATAGAAATACACGATCTGACGTTTCTAGCGCACAGGGTTATACCAAATCCCAATGGTTTAGATTTAAGCCGTGTTATTTAAGATCAGTTAATGCAACATATAACACAAGTAATACTAATAGTTTTTATAAAGGCGGTTATTTTCAAGAAACAACATTAGACCTAAGTTTCCAAGAAAATGAGTTAATGGATAAAAATGCTGTTAAAGAGGGATTCTAATGTCATATTTTCAATCATATCCAGTTGTATCATATCAATTTGGCGGTGGTGATAACGGAATATCAGCTGTTCAAAATATATCGGCATATGCTGACATAATTGATAAATTTAAAAATAGCTCTCAAAGTTATTTGTTATACGATATTATAGAAGGTGACAGACCTGATGTTGTGTCATATAATTTATATGGTAGTGATAATTATTACTGGACATTTTATTTAATGAATGATAATTTAAGAAGGCAGGGATGGCCTTTAAGTCATAGTGAAACGGTCGACCTAGCAAAAGAATCTTATCCACATACAACTCTTGTTTTTCGTACCGATGATAATGGTGTCGGTCATGTAGGTCATTCGGATGCAGCACAAAATCTTGTTAGAATATTTAAGATAGGTTCTAAATTAGAAGGCGCACTTAGTGGTGCAACCGGAACTGTTGTTCGTAAAGATTTAGATTTAGGACAAGTAATTATTAGTGGATCGACTGGTGTATGGCAAAATGGTGAAGCAGTGTATTTTAACAGAATAGTTGAAGATCCACTGGCACTTTTAGATCCATCCAATACCGCGCAATATGAAGGTATTACCACTTATGAAAACGCTAGGTTAAAAACAAACTCATTAGAATATTTAAGTGCGCATCATTATGAAGATGCATCCGGAGATTGGATAGACGTAGATCCTAACAGTGAAGCTCAATCATCGCTTATTACTGAAAAAACACACCTAGACTTTATTGACGAAGAAAATGCTAAATTAAAAAGAATAAAAATATTAAAGCCTAGTATCGTTAGGCAAGTAGCTCAAACCTTTTCGACTGTCATAGGCGGATAATAAACTATGTATGAACAGAATAAAATCATTAACCCAGTTTCATATGATATTCAATCAGTGATACTTACTGCAGATCGTTGGTCTGAGTGGGATGATGACGCTGGTTATGATATTAGTCGTTTTATTTCTGACATAATATTTTATGAAAATTTAGATTTACCATATCTAACTGCGGCAATGTCGTTTTTAGATAATCAAAGTCTTTCGGATAAATTAAATTTCACCGGCACAGAACGTGTTGAAATAAAAATTATGACAGACGAAGAGCAAATAGATAAGCAACTTTCTATTACTAAACATTTCATTATAACAGAAGTAATGTCATCTGAAAAAGTCGGTGATAATAATGAAATGGTATCTTTACATATGATAGAAGAGAGAGCATATCAGTCTAAAGTAACCTCAGTTAATAAATCTTTTAAAAAAATTAATGCTCACAGAGGATCAGCAGATGCTTTTGCTGGAAATCCTATTGATGTAATTCAAGCATTGCTCAGAACTTTAGATCGATCGACCGCATCTGGTGGGTATTTTTTAGATAACAAGTTAATGTACGATAAAAATGATGATCAGCTTCCTATCTTTGATGGTGAATTAAATATTATAATTCCTAATCTTCCGGCTGTCGATGCAATTAGTTGGATTTCTCGAAGATGTGCTACATCGAGCGGCATGCCGTTTTACACATTTGCATCAATGGGTGACGATAGAATACGATTTGTTAGTTTAGAAGCTATGCTTAAGATGAATCCCATTAACGAATTACATATGCCTTATACATATTCTTTTCAGTTATTATCTGAAGCTCAAACCGTTCCTAATGGTGTTAAATCATATATAATATCTGATTTTACGAATACTGGAAGTGATAATCAATTAATATACACAGCTTCCGGACTAGGGACTTCTACACATAGTTTTATTGATACATACTCTGGGGAAATCAGTACTGTAAATTTTGATCCCGTGCGAATGTTTGATCATTTACATGATCAAAATATTTTAAGTACAAGAGATTTACCAGTCTATGATGGAAAATTAAGATTTGGTAGTAGAAATATTGCGGAAATAAATGGAGAAACAAGAACTAATATATCGACATCAAAAACATTTAGTAATACAAAAAGAGGTGTTGATGATAAAAAGAGAAGTTATAATGAAGTAGGTGATACAAGTCACCATGCATTAAAAGTTGAATCCAGCGCAGCTAGAGCATTTTTAACAAAATCTGGTTTAATGATAAAAGTACCAGGTAGAAACTTTTTGGCGAAAAATAGCAATCTCACAATAGGAAACAAAATTTCTGTTGAATTTAAAAAGAACATAGTGCAATCGCCGCAAGAAGGTGTGAATCATGCAGGAGACTTGTTAGATCTTAAGAGATCTGGTGAATATATAATTTATGGTGCAGAACATACTTTTAGTGTGGATGACGGTTATTCGGTCGGGCTGAATTTAGTAAGATTAGCTTTACAAAAAAGATAAGGGTTTAAATATGGCATACTATTGGGGAGATGATCCACGATTTTTCTTAGGAAGAGTTGTCAGTAATAGTGATTTATCTCAAATGGGCAGATACCAAATTCGAATCTTTGGCATTCATGATAATGAAGCTGATATTCCTAATGAGGATTTACCTTGGGCTCAAGTGGTAATACCAACTACTGAGCAAGGTATTGGTGGTGTAGGAGCTAATCCGCAGATATCACAGAACGCGATGGTTTATGGAATGTTTTTAGATGGAAAGCTTTCTCAAGTACCGCTAATTATAGGATCTATTACAACCATACAAGCGCCATCAAGTGTACAAACAATGGATCCATCTTTAAGGGCAAATGGATCTGTTAACAGATATGGCGGTGTTGCAGGATCTTATGTAAAAGAAATATCTGCACAAGGCGAATCTGATTTTTTAGGCCCGCAAGAAGTAACGCCGGACGGCGAGACTATCATTACTGATGCAAAAAATATGGTCGGATCAAACACTGAAGAAAAAATATATAATGCATTATTATCAGGTGGCTTAAGTGCATCGGCAGTTTGTGGTTTAATGGGAAACTTTGCATATGAATCTGGACCTGCCGCTAGTTCAAAAACGACATGGCCTCCCAATCCAAATGGTAAAAACTTCATAAAAGGTGGTCCTTGGAATTTAGCAATTAATCCATCAGATAGAGGTATGCCAGCATTTGGCCTTGCTCAGTGGAGAAATGATAGATGGCAGTCAGATAATCATCCTGGAAAGGGAATAGTGCCATGGGCTGAATCTAACGGATTAAGTTGGCGCGCGCTATCTACTCAATGCAGATGGGTGATATATGAATTAAGTGTTGGAGAAAGTGGCGCTGGGGCTAAATTAAGAGAGGCTACAAATCCAGCTGACGCAGCATATATTGTATGTAGATATTACGAGAGGCCGCAAAACGGAAAATATAATTGGGGAGGCAAAGCGCCAAGTCCTCTTATGAGATCGACAAATACTTCGTATTGTACAGCTTTAGGCGGTGCAAAGCCTTATAAAAAATCAAGAAGTCTAGAAGAAAGAATAAAGGCAGCAAATGGATATTGGAATAGATACGTTGTTGGTACTTCAACAAGTGGGGGAGCTGGATAAATGAATCTTACTGATTTAAATAACAAATTAAGTTCTATTAATAAAGTTGTAGACTATAAAAAATTAAAGAATACTTTATCAGATGCTGCGGATTTATCAAAATCTTTAACAGCAAATGATTTTGCTTCAATTCTTCCTGGAGCCTCTATTAACGGAATTAAGTCATTATCAGATGCAATACCAGTCAAAGATACTATTGCAAATTTTCCATTACCACAAATTGTTACACTAACCCCCGAGATGCCAGGACTTAGAGATAAGATGGTTAAAGCATTGACCGATGATGAGAAAGAGATTTTAGGGCAGATGGGTGGTCCAGTTTTTATTAATCCAGTCACTGGCGCAACCGTTACGCCAAAAACGTTAAATACAACATTAGTAAATGGCGTAAAAAAAGCAAATATATTAGCAGCAAGTCCAGCGTCAATACAATCTAATATTAAAAGTATTACAGCTGAATTGCCAGATTTTGACGGCATTATGAAAGATTTAATTCCTTTAGATTTACAAGGCATCGCGCAAGGAGCATTAGGATCGGTTGCAAATTTAGAATCTGTTGCTAAAGAACTAGGTGCAGACTTAACAAAATCGGTCACGTCATTAACTGATATTCCAAAGCAATTAAAAACAATAGCAAAAGGTGGTGTAGGAGGTTTAGCTAGTGTTTTTATTGGTGATGTGGATAAAGCATTAAGTAACGCTTCATCGGCTTTTGGTTCATCGATTGAAATTGATAACGTATCTAATCTAGGACTTTTGCAAGACGCTAAATTATCTGTTGAAAATCATTTAGAACAAAGTGTCAACTCAGTCACTGGTAATTTATTAAATACTTCACAAAAAGCTAGTGTTATACAGAATCTAAAGTTACAAAAATTTGATACTGCTATTAACGAAATACAAAAAATAGCATCTTTAAAAACAGGACTAACAAATGCTGCGGATGCTACGCAAGAAGCATTAGGTATAAGTCAGGATAGACTTGAAACATTAATCCAATCGCAGACTTGCGATTTGTCTTCTAATATTTCTTTTAATGATGTAGCTGCCTCGGCAACCGCTGCTACATCTTACATTTCAGAAATAGGTAATCACGCAGTATCGTGGAATGGTGCTAATACTGCTGTCTCGACAAACTATGCTATAAATATCACTGATGGTGATTACCAGTTTGCAAGAGTTATTACTCTTGAAGAATTAGTCGCTGAATTTAATAGTGTTAAAAGGGAAGTAACTGAAGTAGTTGTACATTGGACTGAGCATTTCTTAGATCAGCCACACGCTGGTGCTAGAGAGGTTCATGCAATCGCTAATGATATGAATTTAGAAGGATGCAACTATCACTATATTATAAAAAAGAATGGAAATATAGAAAGAGGTCGACCAGTTGAAATTCCTGGTCAGCATGCAGAAGATCACGATGAGTTTACAATAGCTGTAGCATTTATTGGTGGAATGAATTCGTATTCAACGCAAGATCCTACTACGTTTGAATTTGGTCCGGAAAGCATAACCCCAATTCAATACGAATCGTTAGATTATTTATTAAAAGCTTTTTATACAATTTGGCCAGGTGGGCAAGCATTTGGCCATAATGAAATTAGTCCAGAATGGGCCCATGATCCTGGATTTTCAGTTTCCGATTATGTTGAGAATAAATTTAATAAAGTTAATGCTATAATACCATCTAACGGATCTGTTTCACCTGATGTCTTAGTGGCGGAGCCTCCTACAACGCAAGGTGCAAGTGCATATAATGGATTTGAAAATGAAAAAGTTGACGCATTTGCTGCTCCTCCTAAAAATGCGATAGAAGCAGTGCAAGAGGTATTACCCGATCCGCCGGCTCCAATAAATGCTAATCCTAATGAGGATGCAGCAATATTACGTGGAGATGTGGCTGATGCACATACAGCTATAAAGAACGAAGTTCAAAAACAACTTGAGTTTGAAAAGCAATTGAAGATGATGGCTGGAGATTTAGAGATTGACGACGCTGTTGAACAAGTTACGGCGGGTGTTAATAATGCCGTTCAAAACACTGATGTGCTTGCATTATCATCTGAGACTCTAGTTGGCCCTGCAGAGAAGCTATTAGCAAAAGTTAAAAGCGAAGGCTCGGATGTATTTGGCAGAGTTAAAGATACATCATCAAGTGCAAAGACATTCTATCAAGATCTCAGTGGTGATGTATATATTGAAGAAACAAATAAAGACCTCCTTGATAATCTAAAGACTCTCGAGCCAGGGCTTAGTTCAATAGAACGAACATTAAAAGCAACAGACTTACGTAAATATAGTAGCGCAACCGATAGTTGGGTTATAGTGAAAGCAGGGGAAAAATAAATGAGTGTAGTACCTGGAGAAATACGTCAGCGATATGAACAAAACCGAGGTAATGCTGAAGCCGGGCAGGTTTCAGGCGGATTTAATTCTCCGGCGGGTGACATACCAAGACAAGATTATTGGTATCAACCGGGCACGAGTAAGGCCGCCCGGGGATCAGAAGAAATCAATTTAAATTATGAAGGTCTATCGCTAGATAAACAGAGTCTAGACTTAATGCATAAGGTTTCTACACAATATCCTGAAGGATATGTCCGTGTAAGTGGAACAGGTGATCCTACTACTAGTCATAGTGTAGTGTATGACGACACTAGAGGCGGTGAAAGAATATGTTACAGACACTCGTCTGGTTCTGGTATTGACATGAAGCCTGACGGATCTATTGTTATTGTATCAAGAAATAACAAAGTAGATCTCACAACCGGCAATCACCATGTAATCGTTGAAGCAAATGGTACTATGGTTTATCGCGGTGATGTTAATATGAAAGTTGAAGGTGATTATAATCTTGACGTTGGAGGTAACTACAATATAAAGATTGGCGGCAACTGGAATCTAAATGTATTAGGTGCATATTCAAAAAGAGTCATTGGCGCATTTATAGAATCTATTGGTAAAGGTAAATTCGTAACAGTCCTTGGGGATTTAACGCAAACTTTATTAGGTAAAGTATCTGAATCAATTAAGGGAAATCATAGCTTAATAGTAAAAGGTGAAGGCGATTATAATTATGGCCAAGATGTAGTTGTAACATCTGAAGTAGAAGTTAGTATGTCTGCACCAAGCATCAATGCAGTTGCACAAGATATGACGCTTACGGGTAATACCGGAACTATTGGTGGTGAGAATATCGTAATGTATAATTACAATATGTACACGGGCCATTCAATAAATGCAATTGATACTGTTACCACAAAAAGTATGTATGCTACTGATACTTTGAATTCACAAACAATAACCGGAACAAGAATCAATTCAACATCTATGCATGCAACAACTTTCCATGGTGACTTAACTGGAATGGCCGATCAAGCAATTTCTGCTGATACTGCAAATGTTGGTCCGACCCTCGGCAGTGCGGCTGGATTTACAAATGATAATACTACGGCAGATGCTGTAGATGCGACTGCAGCAAATACTACAAAGGGTCCAAAGAAATGGCCAATTGATGCTGCGGATGATTATGGTCCTACTGGAAGAGACGATCAAAAACCAGTTCCAACCGAAGTTACTACTAAGCTATGGTTGGAAAATGGTGTTGCGATGATTCAGCCAGTAACAGTCGATGATGATGACGGAATTAAAAATGATCAAGATTTAACTAACTCAACTGCCGGAGTAACACATAGGCCCTTAACGGTTAATGAAGTAAGAACAAAATTAAGAGTGAAAGCTAACAGAAATAACACTGCATTTACACAGAAAATGATTGAGCAAGGAGTGTTAGATCCTTCATATACTGAAAAAACTCCGGCTTTTGTTGGTAGAATAGTAAGTGATAAGCCACAGGCTAGATTAGGTCAAACTATCATAGGGCAAAAAGATGTAGCACTTACAAATATTAGATACCAACCTGCAGATACTCGTCAGAAAACCCAAGTAAAAATAGTTATACCTGAGAGCCAATATAATCCAAATAATTTCTCTAAAGTTACAATGGGCACGCTCATCGGAAATGGATGGCCAATATCTAAATTTATGGATGAAGGACAGAATTTAAATCATTTGGATTTAATACAACGTAAACAATTAGCAAGAAATTTAACTGCTATGGTTAAAATCTTGCAAATCGCAAAGATACCAGCATTTATGAAAGGTTATAATCCGGTTATTAAATTCGGTGTATCAAAAATAGGGGATAATGAGCATCCTCCAGTTAATAGCTTTTCTGACTTTGCTTCTACAGGTAGAGCAATAGGTTTTGAAGTAGTCAATTCAGCAACTGGAGAAATATCTTTGGATGCCACATATGATTTAGTATGCTACTTAAAAGATAATTGTGAATACAGAAAACTGGTATTGTCATATGATACAATGGGACCGAGTGGTAATGAAACGGGAGAATCTGCAGCACTTCATGCTTTGATATTAGTATCAATTCCTGAAATTCCAGAAGATTTTAAAGCATCGTTTAAAATGAAAATTGCAACTTCACATAATTATGAAGTTCAATCTAATTCAGATTTTGTAGAATCACTAGAAGAGGAAGCCATTGCGTTACCGGAGTCTAATCCAGATGAACCAGAAATCACAATAGACGGTTTAGTGGACGTTATGACTAAAAAAGGATACACAGCAAAAGTTGCGCAACCTGTATATGATAAGTTTCAGAATTTTATTAATGATTTGGAAGCAGCTGGATATACTATTGAGAATATTAGTGGATATAGTCGAACTAAGCAATCTTATGGAAAAGATTATAAAGGTACAGATATATGGTCTGCTCAAGCTTCAGGATTAGCTATAATAATAGATCCACATAAAAATACCAGCGGAAGTGGCAGAAATCCCCCTAAAAATATTTTACCAGCCGGCGTAGTAAAAATAGCTCGGAAATATGGAATAGTTTGGGGAGGAGGTGGATCAAATTCAGCTAAAACTGGATTAAAAAATACTTCGCATTTTAGTGCATTGTATGCCGATGGGGGAAGCATAAAATATCCTCGATCAAACAAGGTTTACAAAACTTCAGTATCTGAACAAAAAATTAAAAAGGTAGTTGAAAAGAAAACATCACCGCCTGTTTCATCTGGATATGAATTTATTGCTATGAAAGAAGATATAGAATTATATGGAGCGCCGCAGTATTCTCACCTTCCGGAATGGGATCATTTAGGTTATATGAATGCTGTAGACAATGGTCAATATCCAGCTGGTACACAATTTAAAGTAAGGCATTTGTATCCAAACAATCATCTTATCATATATCAAGTATGGCAAGCTTTCTTTGGCGGAGAAAAACAAGGTTGGTCTATGGTAGACATAACCGATCCTACTGATGTCGCCCGATATGAAGAATTGGCTAGTAATAACAGCTTTGCTGGATACAAATGGTTAAAGAGTTGATAATAAGAATATAAATAGATAAAACAATCGAGAAGATATCAATATGGTAACAAGAGCTTTTTCAACAGAAGACGGCAATTTGGGAACTCCTAGTATTATTACTTCGGGGACGCGCATCAGTAAAGATATTAATCTATTGTTTACAAAGAAAACGAACGGTGATATTTTTAAAAAAGAAGATCTAGCATCGGTTAAACAAGCGATTAAAAATTTATTACAAACCAATCATCATGAGAAACCTTTTAAGCAAAACTTTGGTGCAAATTTAAGAGGTTTATTATTCGAGTTATCTGATGATTTTTTGGAATATGAAATTAATGAAGCGGTGGTCAATGCAATAAATAATTGGGAACCTCGTGCATCGATTTTAAATGTGCAGACAAAAGTTACACCTGATAAAAATAGTATATCATGTAGAATTGAATTTCGGGTAATTTCAACCGGCGCCGTCGACGTCATTGAAACATCAATAGCAAGGTTAAGATAAATGGCCACAAATATTACATCAACTCAATTAGATTTTAATGCAATTAAAACGTCATTAAAAACGTATTTTAAAAGTAAATCGGAATTTACTGATTATGACTTTGAAGCGTCGGGACTTAATAATATATTAGATGTGCTAGCATATAACACTCACTTTAACGGGCTAATTGCAAACTTTGCATTAAATGAATCATTTCTTGATACTTCACAATTAAGAGCTTCAGTCGTGTCGCACGCTGAAATGCTGGGATTTGATATTGCGTCAAAAACTGCTTCAAAAGTTACTTTAAAATTAAGCGTTAATTTGGCTGGAGTATCGGGTCGACCGACAGCAATTACTATTCCTAGTGGATACACATTTACTGGTGCAATAGACGGGACTAATTTTAGATTTCAAACTCGTCAAATTTATAGTGCTGCAGACGATGGAACAGGATTATATGTTTTTACTGACGCACTTAGCCAAAGAGAAATAATAGCATTTGAAGGAACTTCTACAAATAAAACATTTTATGTTGGAGAATCAACTGATAGACAAGTATATGTAATTCCTGATTTAAACATTGACACTAAAACTACAACAGTAAAAGTATTTAATTCTGCGACGTCTACTGCTCACACAGTGTACACACCTCTTAATCAAGCAGTAACAGTAAGCGCGAAATCAGAATACTATACTATAAGAGAAACGCCAAATGGATTTTATGAGTTAAATTTTGGTGATGGTGTAACCTTTGGTAAATCTCCGGATGCTGGCAACAAAATAGTAGTTAACTATCTGTCTACTTCCGGAAGTTCAGCAAATGGAGCTACCACATTTAGTGCCAATTCTCCTATAGTGGTAAATGGACTTTCTTATACACCGACTGTTGTTGCTCTTACAAAATCAATTAGCGGAGCAGATTTACAGTCAATAGATACTATTAAACAATTAGCTCCGTCGGCTTTTGCGACACAACAAAGATTAGTTACGGCTCTTGATTATGAATCTATGATTAAAGCCAACTTTCCAACTATTACTGCTGTCGCCGCTTGGGGAAGCCAGGATAACGTCCCGGTAGATTACGGTAAAGTTTACATTAGTTTAGAATTTGCTAAAACTGTAACACCGGCAGAGAAAGTAAATATTAAGTCTAATATAGAAAATACATACATTAAAAATTTAAGTGTAATGGCAATAGGGACAAAATTTGTAGATCCAATTGATATCAGATTTAATCTAGAAACTGAAATCCAATGGGATCCGAATCTTACTGGATTAAAATCTGGTAATGTAGAAAATAGAGTAAAAGATCTCATTCAAACACATTTTAACACTACGTTAAAAGGTTTCGGTAAATCCTTTAGAAGATCAATTCTATTAACAGAAATCGATGCATTTGATCCTTCAATTTTGTCTTCAAAAATAAATGTAAAGCTAGTTACCGATTTAATTCCAACACTTAATAAACAAGCATCTTATAAAATATTTTATCCAGTTGAATTAGAATTTCCGGATGATGTATTTTTTAGTGTTCAATCAACCACATTTACTTATGGTGAAGCTAATGTTGTTGCAAGAATTAGAAATAAATTAGGTTCGTCATTGCTTCAAATCGTTGATGCAAATAACACTATCATTGTTGATAATATTGGTTCATACCAACCTAATACTGGTCTAGTTGAACTAAATGCATTTACTCCAAGAGCAGTTGTAGATGGAACGACATCTATTAAATTTACTGTAACACCTAGCGATCAAAGTGTAATAAAACCATTAAGAAATTATTTATTAAAAGTAGATGTTGGCACCCTTCAAGTTGGGGTCAAGATCGACTATCAAAATACAAATGTTGTATTAGGCTAACAATATGTCAATAAAAACCTTAAAAGATTTTAATAGACTACCAATTAATCTGCAACGCTCATCTGTTAAAGAGGTGCTTCCGGAATATTTTGCAGAAGAATATCCCACACTTATATTATTTTTAGAAACTTATTATGAGAGTTTAGATAATAATGGAGAGTTCGGTGAATTAATACACGATCTTTACACTATTCGTGATGTTGAAGATAATTCAGTTGCACAGCTTGAACAGCTACTTATTGAATTCGCGCTAGGTGTAGGTGTAAGATATTTTAATAATCCACGAGAAATAATTAGAAACTTTGCTAAATTTTACAGAGTAAAAGGTTCAAAGTATTCAGCTGAAGGTTTCTTTAGATCTTTCTTTTTAACAGATGCTGAAATTCATTATCCGAAAAACGATTTGTTCTTTCTCAATGATAGCTCTTCAGAAATCGGCGTTGACGGTCAAAAAGTTATGCAGGATGGTGGGCTATATCAATTGCTATCACATCTGATTCGAACCGACGTTGGCATGCCTGAATGGCAAGAGTTATATAAAAAGTTTGTTCACCCTACAGGATTTCATTTAGCATGTGAAGTTGTAATTCAATCTCCAGGTAAGTTGTTTGAAGTACCTGCAGTTTCAGTTGCCTTCGATTTACCAGAATATATTCTACAAAGTGTTGCACCGATATCTAATAATTTTTTATATGATTCGCTCGGTGATCGACCTGTTGCAGATACTTTACAACTTGTTGATATTACTGCGTTGACAGATATGAATTACAACGGCGCTAGTTATAACGTAAGGCTGCATGTGAGACCTTTAAGCGAAGACGCTTATTTAAATCAAACTTTAGCTGTACTAAACACGCAGAGGTCTAGCATATATGATTGGGCATCACAAACAAGACAGATTTGGAATACTACTACAGATAGTGCAACACTAATTCGTGT